CTCCCCGGCTCTCCGCTCTTCATCGTCATGACCCGCTGGCACTCGGACGACATCTGCGGACGGATCACCGAACGTGAGCGCAAGGAACTCAAGGAGCTTCTGACCAAGGAAGGCATCGACTTCCCGGAAGACCTCGACATTGCGATCCTCAAGCAAATGGCGGATCGGCTCGAACAAGCAGAAGATAACAACAAGGCGAAATTTCGTTACAAGATCATCAACCTTCCCGCAATTGCAGAAGACGATGACGACATTTTAGGTCGCCGACGCGGAGAAGCACTTTGGCCTGAAATTTTTTCAGTCTCCGAGCTAGAAGCGCTACGAGCCAATATGACCGCCCCGTCATGGAACTCCCTGTATCAGGGGACCCCTATCGACGTTGAAGGTGGGGCCGTCTCGAAGGGCTGGTTCAAGAGCTACGAGGCCCTGCCGAAGCCTGAGGACATCAAGCGTATCACGCTCTCGGTCGATACCGCGTCCAAGCAGAACGAGCGGAACGACTACACCGTCATCGGCGTATGGATTCAGGATCGGCACAACAATCACTACCTCGCCGATGTCTATCGGGACCAGCCGACCTTCCCGGAACTGGAAGAGAAGATTCGCTCGCTGGCGACCCGCTGGAAGGCGAACAGCATCCTCGTCGAAGACAAGGGCAACGGCACCGCCTACATCCAGAACCATCAGGGCAAGTCCACTGCCCCGGCTCCCATCATCGCTATCGAAGTCGGCGCGAACTCGAAGGAGTTCCGTTTCGACAAGGTGACGCCGATGATCGAGGCTGGTCAGGTCTTCCTACCGGTCCATGCCTCGTGGCTGGCTGACTACCTCAAGGAAATCGTCGGCTTCCCCAACGCAAAGCACGACGACCAAGTGGACATGACCTCGCAGTATCTCGATCACGCTCGCAAGGGCGGGAAGCGAGGCACCCGCAAGCTGGGCGGCACCGGTCTCAAGCGCTGATCTGTTAAGGTTAACGCAGTAGGCTTGTTAACCATATCCATTAAGGTTAACAGAACGACGCGGGACCCAACCAGTTTCGCAACCGGGACCCTACGAGAATGACTCCGGGGACCCTACGCCGAATGAGATAGGGGCCGGTCGGGGACCCTGAGCCAAATGAGATAGGGGTAGGTCGGGGTCCCTGAGCCGATTCGACATAGGCCCGGTTCCAGAATCCAGTTCCATCACGCACCACCCTCCCAACGCCTCCCAGCCGCGCCTCGATCTGCCCTGACCAGCCTCATCACCCGGCCAGATCGCCATCACCGTAAAGCCGACCACCTGACCCATACAGCCTAAGCTGTTTTACCCTCTAGTGGGTCAAATTGGCGTTTCCCAAAATCTTTCTAGCCCAAAGTGGCTTCGTTTTTTCTTTCCAGACGCCCTCATAACCACTTGATTTTGCTCATTTTTGGCGAAATTAGGCTTGAAAGAGTTTCGGTCTTCTCTTTCCATCTTTCGAGGCCGTCCGAGAGCCTCTCGACCAGCCGCCGAGGACCTCTCCGGGGCGAGATAGAGCGTGGCCGGATCGGTTAGAGCTTCGGCAGAGCTTTTCGGACCGATTTCGAGGGTCCTGCACAGCCTCGTTACAGTCAAAACACAGTCAAAAGTCGCATCACTCGACCACCCTGCCCTGTCCGCCGTCCTCGGACGTGGGACGGTCTCCTGACTTGGGTCTCATGGTCTTCTTTGCTGAGATGGGATGATGGCCGAGTGATGGACCTGCCCGAGTGATGGCGATCTCGACCAGCCGCTATCGAGCGAGGCCATTTTTCCTATGGAGCAAGGTCATTTTGACCCTATCGAGCGCGCTCATTTTATGGAGCGAGGCCATTTTTCCTATGGAGCAAGGTCATTTTGCTGCGTATTTTTGAAATTTTTGGAAATTAAGGTTAATTTTCACGCAACTTTCATTAACCCTAACAGTCAATTAACCTTAACCTTCTATTAACCTTAACAAGCCGTTAACCTTAACAGACTATTAACCTTAACGCCTCGTTAACCTTAATGAATATGGTTAACACCGCGACAGTAATTTGTTAAGGTTAACGCGGGACCACAAGAAAATTAACTCAACTTTTTTGTTGACTCGAAACGCGACTCGGGCGATAAACGACTCGTCAACAAAAGGAGTGACGAATCGTGAGTAAGCACGACACCGAAGAAAATCGCCAGATCATCGCCGAATGCCGTCAAGCCTTCGCGGGACAGTTCATGCAACCGCGCTTCTATCGTGGCGCTGATAACGAAATGATGATCATGGAAGCGGGACTCGATCACGAGGACGAGGGCATTTATTGCCGCTTGTCCGCCGATGGTTACATGGATTGCACAGACCTTTCCGGGCCTTTCGAAACCGTTCGTGAAGCGGCTGATCACCTGATCGAAACCTATGGCGACGAATGGGTTGCCTTGACGGTTTGATCCGAATCGCCCTTGGCCTGTTCCTGATCGCCCTAGCCACCGCAATGGTGAGCTAGGGCACAGCCATGGTTAACGCCTTGCAGCTTCCTGTTAAGGTTAACGCGGAGGAGAGGAGATAGTAACTAAATGGGTTGCGAATTAGGTTGACTCATGTGACGAATCAGATAAGGTCGAGTCGTCAACAGGAGACGACCATGACCAAGTGGAATTATTGCGGCGATAAAGACATCCGCGAAGGCGGCTTTTACTGGCGTGAAGATGGGGCCGATGATTATGTCCTTGCGGTGCGGGTAACGCCATGTTCCGCTGCCGGTGGGCCGGACAATCTCTTCTATGTGGAAGAGGGTTCGATCTATCTGGACGCCGCTAAAGCAGCGGACGTGTTAAGCGTGATTGGCATGACCCCGGTCGAGGCCAGCCGCGCCGATTGGGTTTATGCGGCCCTTGCCTATGCCGGAATCGAACGCGACGGCGAAGCAGTCGTCCGGATCGGTAAAGACGAGCGCGCCAGCGACCCTTGGCGCTACAGCGACAGTGGGTGGAACCCGGAACCTACCGTGATTCTTCGCGGCAACGCCAGCCTGCGGCGCTACATCGAACGGGATTGGTTGGATTGAGGGCTTCGGCCCTCTTTCCTTTCCCGGTAACCAGTCGTTAAGGTTAACGCGGAGGAGAGGAGATAGTAACTAAATGGGTTGCGAATTAGGTTGACTCATGTGACGAATCAGATAAGGTCGAGTCGTCAACAGGAGACGACCATGACCAAGTGGAATTATTGCGGCGATAAAGACATCCGCGAAGGCGGCTTTTACTGGCGTGAAGATGGGGCCGATGATTATGTCCTTGCGGTGCGGGTAACGCCATGTTCCGCTGCCGGTGGGCCGGACAATCTCTTCTATGTGGAAGAGGGTTCGATCTATCTGGACGCCGCTAAAGCAGCGGACGTGTTAAGCGTGATTGGCATGACCCCGGTCGAGGCCAGCCGCGCCGATTGGGTTTATGCGGCCCTTGCCTATGCCGGAATCGAACGCGACGGCGAAGCAGTCGTCCGGATCGGTAAAGACGAGCGCGCCAGCGACCCTTGGCGCTACAGCGACAGTGGGTGGAACCCGGAACCTACCGTGATTCTTCGCGGCAACGCCAGCCTGCGGCGCTACATCGAACGGGATTGGTTGGATTGAGGGCTTCGGCCCTCTTTCCTTTCCCGGTAACCAGTCGTTAAGGTTAACGCGGAGGAGAGGAGATAGTAACTAAATGGGTTGCGAATTAGGTTGACTCCAACTGCGAATCGGCTATGGTGATTCGGTCAACTGAGGAGACAACGAATCATGACACTACAACGCCGCCACTTCGAAGTCATCGCCAGCACGATTGCGGGCCTTGATCTGTCCGTCGCTATGCGTTTCAAGGTCGCCAAGGGCTTTGCCGATGAACTGGCCGGGACAAAACCGAACTTCAACCGGGAACGCTTCCTGAACGCTTGCAAGGGGAACTAACATGCGGAAACTTTGGCATCTGGCAAACACCGGCAACCATCAAGGGCTGGTCACTTGCTCCGAGACGGGCGATAACGTCGCGGTCACATACGCGAGAGGAGTCGGAAGCATGACTCAGCGCCAGTGGCTTGTGGCGGAGGCGATGGCGACTTAGGTCGCTATCGTTTGCCGGTAACACTTCGTTAAGGTTAACAAGCCAGTAATAGGTTGGCAAAATAGTTGTTGACTAGGTTGAGCGAATCGCTAAGGTGGTTGTGTCACAAGAGGAGACACACGATGGACGATCTACTTGACCGCTGCCTTGCCCGTCCCGGAAAGAACTATCCGGACGGCTATGGCTTCGCCCTCGCCTATCTGAGCGACGATCTGGAACCCGCCATCCTTCGCGACGCCGCTTGCGCCATGGTTGGCAAGGCATATGGCCTGCGGGGAACGGCAGAGCAACGCAAGAGCGCTGATCTGGTCGGCTTTGTGCTGGCATACAGCGAAGCGGAGCGCTTCGAAGATTACGCAATCGAAGCGGCGCAACTCTTGCTCGAATGGGGCATGGCAGGCGACCGGGAAGCGGCTCACGCGCTGCGGCTCTGCGGTCACCCCGGTTACTGATCGGAGGGGCTTCGGCCCTTCCCTTCACCGGATTGTCATTTGTTAAGGTTAACAGCGGCTAAAGGGTTAAGAAAAAGGTTGTTGACTAGGTTGAGCGAATCACTATGGTGGAGTCGTCAACAGGAGACGACTCATGCTCTACGCAGTGTTTCACAACAACAATCGCCTTGACGGGAAATTGGCCCCTCTCATGGGTTCCGACTCGTATCTGCCTATCGATGGGCGTTACAGCGTCGCACGGGCCAAGGCGCTGGCCGAAAAGCAAATCCACCGGCTTCGCAACGTCCAGCCGGATATTGTCGGTTATGAAATCCGGCGCGGGACAATCAGCAACAGCGCTCGCGTCGCCGGACTGTTCCCGGCTCCCGGACGCAATCAGGAATTCAACGCCGCAAAGGAAAAGGGAATCATCGAATGGTAACGGCTAAGGGGCTTCGGCCCCTTTTCGTGACCGTAATCACCCGTTAACCTTAACAAATCCCAGCCGCCGCGTTAACCATCTTTTTCGGTCAACCTGTCTGTCAACCTATCACTTGACTCCTGCAACGACTCGCTTACAAGCGAATCGTCAACAGGAGACGACGACGACAATGACCGATTCGAAAGAAACCTTGCTCGGTGAAATCCGGGCTTTCGTGGAAGCTAACCCGTATCAGGTCTATGGAGACTATCGGGACGAATTGACCGTGGAGCAGGCCAGCGCCTTGCTCGAATCCCGTGAAAAATTCGATGAAATTTGGTGGGAAGTTGAATTGAATGCTTCCGACTACGCCGATTGGTCCGAATTGCAGCGCGAAGTGGTGGAGCAGTTTGGCGAGCGAATCATGGCCGCATTCCCGGACAACTTCGCCAAGAACGACGAGGCCGACGATCTGGAATGGCGGGATATGCCTGAGGAGGTGCAAGACGCCTTTTTCGAATCGACCGTGGTGGATTGCAGCGACTTGCTGCAAACCTGCCTGAAAAACTGCGACCTGAACATTGTCGCGGTTCCTCTCAAGCGCAATGGTGAGGAAATTCACCCGCCTCATTGGGAAGTCGGGAAAGAGGAATACCGCAAGCGCGCTCGATATGTCCGCGACGCTTTCAACATGGACGTTGACCGAATCGAATCGTGCTATGAACACGAATCGCTGAAAGTCATGGGCCGACTCGACTGGCGGGAAGTCTACGCGAAAGGCCGTCCCGTGGCCGTGACTATCACGCCGCAGGATCGATTGATCTTTCACACGGCTTGGAACGGTTCCGGCTGTCTTGGCGATGTCATCATCCGCAAGACCAAGACCATGCCCGCCCGTTTCGTGATCGATGAGTCTTACAAATACGGGGTGCAATCGGTCTATGGCTTTGTCGGGGAAGTCTGGCGCAATCAGCTTGAAGTCGCCAAGTGGGAGGCATGGGACTAGACACTAGGGGAACATCGTTCCCCTTTTGTTTCGATTTACCCTTCCGTTAACCTTAACAAGCGGTAACAGGTTGAGAAATTAGTTGTTGCAAAGGTTGAGCGACTCAGGCATACATTAGACATAGCCAAGGCAATCCCGCCTTCGCCACCAAAAGGAACAGGCCCATGTGGACCAACGAGCAAGCCGCTTTCAACGTCATGAACCACTATGAGTGGGAATCGCGTTACGGCGCTTTCAATCACATCGCGGCGTTCTATAAGCGGCGCTGGCAGGCGGCACGTAAAAGCCCAGATCGTAACCGGCGCTGGTCACCGTGGTGATCGGCGCTTTTATTTTGGTGACTCTACCTTGTTAACCTTAACAAACCTTCCGGGTTCGTTAATGGGTTGGGAAAATAGTTGTTGACCGGGGGCGCGAATCGTCTAGGGTGATCAGGTCAACAAGGAGACACCGAATCATGACCGAGATCGACAACAGCAAAGATATTCTGAATTCCCGCGACATCGAGGACCGAATCGAGGAACTCGAAGCCGAGCGCGGCGCTCTGGCGGATGATCTGGACGAGGCCGAGGAGGCTTTGCGCTATCTGATCAACAGCGACGAGGACAACGCACAAGAAGAGGCCGCGCTTGCTGGCGCTGTCTCGACCGCTCGCAATGCCTTGACCGCATGGGACGCCAGCGACGAGGCGGACGAACTCAAGGCGCTCAAGGCGTTCCGCGATGAACTGGAACCCTATGTGCCGGACTGGCACCACGGGGAAACCCTGATTCGGGATTCCTACTTCCGGGACTACGCCGAAGAACTGGCCGACGACATCGGCGCTATCGACCACAACGCGAAGTGGCCGGTTAACTGCATCGACTGGAACAAGGCCGCACGGGAACTGCAAATGGACTACACATCCGCCGAATTCAATGGGGTGACCTATTGGGCGCGCTGAGGGGAGGGCTTAGGCCCTTTCCTTTTGACCGTAATCAACTGTTAACCTTAACAACTCCGCGTCATTCGTTAACCAGTTAAGAATTTAGTTGTTGACTAGGTTGACCGAATCGCTAAGCTGGGTAGGTCAACAGGAGATGAATCATGGCACTGGAAGTATTGGAAGAAATCGGCTCAGCCTATTGGGCAAGCTATCTGATCAACGGCGACGCCAGTGGGTTGGAAGACAAGGAAATCGCCCTTGCTGACGCTTGGCAGAAACGCTTGGCCCCGGCTTATGTGGTCGATGTCGCCCGCGATGAGGAAACCGGCGAAAGTGAGGACCCGTGGTTTTCGTGGTCCTATGGGCTGCACACCGGTGATCCGACTTGCAGCGGTGGCGATTGCTTGACCTACGTGCTACATAAACAGGTATAGCTGTGGGTTGCATCGATGGACTGATCCGAATCGCCTTTGGTCTAATCTTTCTCGCCCTAGCCGCCGCCATGGCAAGCTAGGGCGAAAGCCCTAAGGCAACGGACCGTTAACCTTAACAAGTGCGCTCGACTTGTTAACTCACTTTTTTCTCAACCTACCTGTTGACTCTTCGATCTGAATCGCTTAGAGGTGATTCGTCAACGAGGAGAACGATAATGCCTTTTTCTGGACGCGCCGAAGTGATCGAGTCCCGCCACTACCGCCACCCGGATGGCCGCACCGCCTCGATCTACGGTTGCCACCCCGGCCCCGGTTTCGAAATCACCGCAAACGGTTTCGACATCTACTGGACCGGCGATGGCACTGTGGGCCGCTGCAAGCCGCCCTTCAAGACCCGCGAGGAAGCCGAGGAATACGCCTCGAAGTTCAACGCAGACCGAGCGGCACGATATGCCGCAGCAGGACAGGAAGACCCCTATGCCGAAACGTAACGGTATCGCCTCGACCCTTGCTCTCCCCTGCTTCCGGCAGCGCAAGGTGAAGCCCCGCAAGGGCAAGGGAAGCTATACCCGAAAGGGCCGGAAGAAATTCCGGCCCTCTTCTTTTGGGCGTAAAGGTCTGTTAACCTTAACAAATCATACCATACCCGTTAACCATCTTTTCTCAACTTAGCGCTTGACCGAATCACGAATCGGTCCTAGAGGTGATTCGTCAACAAGGAGACGACACATGGACGCTTTCAAATCTGCCGCCGAACGCGCTCTGGACCGTGGCTCGAAAGAGACGGCTCGCCGCATTCTGACTGAGCGGAAAATCTGCTTCAAGCTGGTAGACGTTCTGCTGGCCGCTGGTTGCAGCATCACGCACCACAACGGCGAATACGCCGAAGTCAAACGTTCGACCGACAAGGCCGCGATCCGCGCCGCCTTCTTTGCCACTGACATGGAAAAACTCGCCGCCTTCAATGCGGACGGCTCGCAGGTGGGCTGGTGGTCGCTGGTCTATGGCAACGATGGCTGGGACGTGATCAGCGACTACAGCGCCAACTCGTTCGCCGAAGCGATCTGGAAGGATCATCTGGAACCGCTGGCCGATGGGCTGGAACTCGGAACGATCCGCCTCTAAGGGAAAGGGAGGGCTTCGGCCCTCCCAACCTGTTCCGGTTCTGTTCTATGGTTAATTTCTGGTAGGGTCTTGTTAAGGTTAACAGATCACTAGCGGGTTGAGAAATTGGTTGTTGACTTGGTTGAGCGAATCGGTCTAGATTGATCAGGTCAACAAGAGGAGTGACGAATCATGTTCCGACCGAATGAACCCTTCCGCAAAGAAGTCCGCTACTGTGGCGAGCATTCGAACCACAACGATTGCGTTGTCCGGGTGCTGGAAAGCCGTGGAGAGGATGACGAGGGCGCAAGCTGGCGCATTCAGCTTCCGGTGACTGGCAAGGTCGTGGTGGTCTATGACGATGAACTGACTCCGCAGCCCGATCAGCCTGAGATGCTGGACGAGCGGATGGCCCGCTTCGCCAGTGGCTTCGAATCGCCGCTGGTTGCATCCTTCGTTCTGGAAGCCGTGGATCGCTACGCCGCCGATGTCCTGAAAGACGAGGCCGAGACGATCCGCCAGATGCAGAACACCATGGTTTCGGGCCAAGCATGGATCGCAGCCGCCAAGCGGGCGAAGGAGATCGCCAGCTTCAAGTGAAAGGGAGGGGCTTGGCCCCTCTCTTAACAAATACGGGACCCTGTTAACCTTAACAAATGGGCCGGGTTCGTTAACGGGTTGAGAAATGGGTCATTGACAGGGTGGAGCGAATCGCTATGGTGATCGGGTTAACAGGAGACGACCAATGGAACGATTCGAATTCGCAGTTATCGCACAAGACCAGACAGATTTCTGGAGCCTTCCGGAAAACTCGACCCTTCGCGATTGCCGCATTTTCTGCCTGTCGCTGTTTTGCGTGGGCGAACGGACTCACGTTTGCAGTCTCACTCCGTCAACCTACGTGGATGATCTGAAAAACCTTTTCCTGAATCCGGACGGCTCACCCTTGACCGATGCACAAATGATTGAACTTGCTCGGGAAGGCTATCAATATGAGGGACTCGATCATTCGTATATCGGCTATGTGAATCCCGACCGGATCGCCGAAAATCCCAAAGTGGGCGATGTCTACTGGACCGAACTGGACCCCGCCGATTATGAGGATTCGGACGAGGGCCGGGAAGCCATGCGCCGGGATGCATGGGACGAGGCACGAGAGGAAATCAGCGCTAACATCGCGGCCTATGAACCGCCCTTGACCGGAATCATTCCGGAACCGGTCTAACAGGAAGGGGCTTCGGCCCCTTTCTTAACAAACCGCACCGGGCTGTTAACCTTAACAAACCGCGCCGCGCTGTTAACCTTAACAAATCCGCTGAATTCGTTAACTGGTTGGCAATTGAGTGATTGACAAGGTTGACCGAATCGCTAGGGTGATCAGGTCAACAGGAGACGAATCATGCCACAGTTTGTTATGGAAGGAATCTTGGAGCCGGGTTTTCAGGCCCTTGACGCTTTCACGCAAGGCTACATTGAAGCCATGTTTTTCACTGAAACTGATCCCAGCGTCACCCTTGCCGATTGCGAAGCCGGGGAAGTCGAATGGAACGAGGGAACTGTTCCGGTCGATTCGGGCTTTGCCGATCTACATCCGGACTCGCTGGAAGCTATCAAAGCGCTCTGCGAGCGGTTCCAGACTCATGCCCGCCACACGCTTTCCGAAGCCTATGCAGTGGAAATCGACACGCTCGACAAGGGCCGTATCAATTACGATCCCAATTGGGCCGGTCACGATTTTTGGCTGACCCGCAACGGCCATGGCGCAGGCTTTTGGGACCGTGGACTCGGGCAGGTTGGGGACGATCTGACCGAACTGGCGAAAGCGTATGGGGAAGTAAACGTATGGTTTGCCGATCATGTGACTCATGGGAGCGCGCCCTACGTCTATCACGAATGAGGGAAGGGGCTGCGGCCCCTTTTCTCTTACCCGGTGCCGTCTGTTAACCTTAACAAGTCCTAATGGCCCAACTTTTTTCTAAACTCTATTGTTGACTCACTCTGCGAATCGTCTAAGGTGATCAGGTCAACAAGAGGAGTGACATCATGCGAATCGAAGAATACTTCACCTGCCCCGACCGTCCCGACTTTCTGGACTTCGGAAAGAAGATGGAAGCGGCGCTGATCAAACGCTGTGGCTTCGGCGTCCTCGACCTCCCGGATCAGGATTATTCCAGCCTGTTCGAAGATTGGGACGGTTCCGACGAATCGATTGCCGACATGGCCGATGAAATCCTCGAAAACGAAGGGATGGTGATGTGAGCCGCCCTCAGTTCGAACGCGAGCGTCGCCACGACCGTCCGGAAAAGGAAGAGCGTCGCCGCAAGCGCCGCGACAAGTTCAATGCCCGCGCCATGGCCGGACCCTCGCCCCACTGGCGACCGGCCTAGGCCGGGACCCTAACGAAAATGGAGATAGGGCCGGTTCCCGGTCCTATTTCTGAATCGCAGTGCCTTGTTAACCTTAACAAATCGCGCTTCCGCGTTAACCATCAAAGAGTCAACTTGCTGCTTGACTTGTCCCGCGACTCGTCTAAGGTCGAATCGTCAACAAGAGGAGTGACGCCTAATGAATATCCAGAAACTTCGCGATCTGACCCACCCGGACAACAAGTCGCCGCGCGTGGCTGAGCTTGCGGCCCTTTTCGTCATGCGGTCTTTGACCTTTTTGGCTGAACTGGGCCAGCGATCTGGCGCTACGGTCGAGACGGACAAGCTCACGCCTGTTTTCGGTCTGTCTTATCAGGTAGCGGCCCGCGTCGCTGAAAAGCTGGTGACGCATGCGGGAATGCTGCAAGACTTCGCCGTGATTGACTGCAATCGTGGCCTGACCCCGAATCAGCAGCGGACTCGCGATCTCAACGCCGAAAAAGTCCGCGAACTCGCCGAAGCGCTGGCCGGGGTTCTGTAACCAATGGCGGCGCTATCAAGCGTCGCCATTTTCGTATGGAGCGACTCCATTTTAATGGGAGCCGCCATTTTGTTAAGGTTAACCGCCTGCTTTCCAGCGCGCTCTACCGCTGGGCCTATGGTTAATTTTCTCTGACTTGACGTTAACCATTCTTGGTAACGCGCCGTTAACCACCCGGCTGGTGCCGGATGGCGAATCGTTGACTCAATAGGTCAAGTGATTCGTGATTCGTCAAATGTAAAGATTCTCAACTTGGCGGTTGACTCGATAGGCGAATCGATTAAATTGCGAATCGTCAATTGAGGAGCGAATCACATGCCTAAGTCTGATCCCCGCAAGGCCCTTGAAATGCGCCGCGCCTTTTGGGCGGATAAGGCGGCTAACGCTGAGCGTTGCGCCGCGATGGATAAGGAACGCGACTCGGCTTTTGTTGCTGACTGGACTCGGCGATTCGACTCGGCGCGCGAAAAGATTGCAGCGCAATAAGCGATAGGACAATTTATCGCTTGACCGAATCGCGAATCGATTCTAAGAGTCGTTCATCAACTGAGGAGCTAAGCCAATGATCACTTTCGAAGTCCTTCGCAATCGCGTTCTGGTCGGTGAAGTCAAAGCCGTTTCACTGCGGCAGGCCGTTCTGACCGCGCGTCGCACCTTTGGCCGCTGCGAAGTCATCGCGCCGCGAATCGCCCGCAACGCTGACCGCTTCCATGGCCCCGACTCGCACCGCACGGAAGGCCGTGGCCCTTGCAATGCCACCTCGGAAGGCAAGGCCCGAATCGAAGCAATCCGGCAGGCGGCAATCGCAAAGTGGAAGGCCGAGCAATCGGCCTAACACTTACCAAACCGTTAACCTTACCTGACCGGGCGACGCGAGTCGTCCGGTAACTTTTCGTTAAGAAAAGGGGACCCAAGGGGGTATACCCTTTGTTAACCAAACCGGCCCACTCGGTGCGGATGTGGATAAATACAGTCTGGCCTTTTTGACCTAACTCTGATAGGATAGGTGCATAAGAACCAGAAGATCGATTCGTCACGATCTCGCTTCAAAACCTGTCGAGTTCCGAAAAGCACACATCACACGGAACTCCCAACCCCATCACTCCCAACCCCTAACGGACCAACCCCACAAATTTAGCCAACCTCCCCTACCGGGTATACGGCAATTTTCATCAAGGGGACCCGCGTAGCTGTTCCATCTATGATGGGACCCATGGGTATACCGGTTATTTTTGCAAAGGGGACCCATAGGGATACCCATATATTTTGCAAAAATGCAAAGGGACCCAACGGGATATAGTATCATTTTCGCGACCGTAACCGCCCTTCCAAGGGATAGTGACGCGATCCTGATACATTGGACGAGTGATGCTCACCCTTCCCTGCCGAACATCGACATAGGATCAGTGTGCCTCCCACCACCACGAAGGCGGAACGCCGTGCCGCCACTCGCGCCGAGAAGGCTCGGACCCGCAAGGTCAAGCCGCTCGAAGACTGTCACCGAGTGAAGTCCAAGAC